TGCCAGACTGTCCAGTGACCGTCCTTTATTGTGTTGGTGACTACCCGGCTAAGGTCGTGGACTTTAAACACTTCGAAAAGTTAAAGGAACACTTTGGCAATCGGTATTTATATGGATATTCGGACCATTCGACAGACGTTATTAATATCCCCAAAATGGCCACCTATTACGGATCCACAGTCATTGAAAAGCACGTCAATTTCACAGCCTCAAGACAAACCAACGACGCTGCTCATTCAATTAATGGTGATGAGTTCAGGCTTATGGTTGATTCATGCCAAGGTCAGCTAGACCACGACGCAACGTCTGAAATGATGAATAAAAGCATGAGGACCTTTTGGAAAAGAAAGTTTGTCGCCACTAAAGATATTAACGAAGGTGAGAGGCTATTTATTGGCCACAATTATGGCATTTATCGACCAATGAAGTCAGCGGAAGGGGCTATAAGTACCTTTCGCCCACTAGATGTTATGGGTAAGCTTGCGACAAAAAACATTCCATCAGGTAGCGTGATCACTTACAGCGACGTTGAATAATGCCTACTTTCGAGTGTCATAGTAAAAAACAACAAGAAGCCATCTTCTCAGAAGCCAAGACAACGCTGCTATGCACTGGAATTCAGTTTGGCAAGACCACGGCTGGCAGTATTTGGATGAAGCGCCTTCTTCATTCCTTCACCGACAAGGACGACAATTTCATCATCACAAGCCCCAACTACAAGATCCTGCAGCAATCAACGCTACCAGCATTCCTAAAGTTCATGGATGGATTCGGTGAATATTCAAAAGGTGATCAGGTCTTTAAAATGCATGAGGGTGGCACGGTCTACTTAAGGACCGCCACTGAGCCTGACTCCATTGTCGGTATTACTAACGTCCGGGGCATTTGGGGCGATGAGGCCGGGAAATATTCCCTTTATTTCTGGGAAAATATGCAAGCCAGGGCGTCTTTTAGGGATTGTCCCATCATGCTCACCACATCCCCCTATTCAACCAACTGGGTGTTTAAAGAATTAATTAAAGGGGTTAGGGCTGGAAAAAGAAGCGACATTAATTTAATCCAAGCCTCATCTGACGAAAATCCATATTTCCCTAAAGAAGAATTTAGGCGCCGAAAGCAAACCATGGACCCTTTGCGATTTGCTGCGCTGTATTTAGGTGAATTCTCAAGAATGCATGGTCTGGTATATGACTGCTTTGACGAGGATGTTCACACAATACTTCCTTGTGAGCTTCCAACCGGGACTAAATATTATGCTGGCATTGACTGGGGGTTTACTGACCCTTTTGTCATGCAGGTTATTGCCGTAACCCCAGGCGGGGTTTCTATTTTAGTTTCTGAATTCTACAAAACCAGGACCACTATTAATGACCAAATATTAATCGCAAAGCAGAAAAAGCAAACCTATGGCATAACTACATTTTTCTGTGGTCCAGACCAACCCGCGAGCATTGAAGAATTTAACAGGAACGGCCTACCTGCGGTCGGGGCCAATAATAGCATAAGGATTGGAATCGACTGCATTTATGAGAAGTTCAAATCAGGTACTCTCAAGCTATTTAAATCGGCCTGTCCCCAGACATTAGATGAATTAGAGAATTACCACTATCCTGAGCCTGGTGATTTGGACCCAGACGAGGACTCAAGCGATGATTTACCAGTCGGGCAGAATGATCATTGCTTGGACGCGCTGAGATATGTGGTAATTTCCACTCATAGGTCACACATTAAGCACACGCCTAAGCAAATTGAGGAAAAAAATAATACTAGACAAGAGTATGATCATGAAAAAAGATTAAAATTATTAAAAAAGTCTAATCGCGGCTTTCGAGGGACTGAAAACTTCAGTTAAAAGGAATTAAATGCCTCCAATTTATGATTACCAATGCGATAAATGCGAAAAACCATATGAAATAATTAAATCAATTAAAGAATACGACGGAAAAGACGCTTGCCCGGTCTGTGGTCTAGTAGGTGAGCGGAAATTGTCTTGCGGAATTCAATTCATTGGAACTAAAATAGAAGACGCAGAATTTAATTATGGACTCGGTGCCATCACTAAATCAAAAGCCCATCGTGACGAATTAGCTAAACGCAAAGGAATGATAGAAGTAGGGAATGAAAACCCCGATAAGTTCCATGAAGCGTTTGATAAATCAAGAGCTGATAAAAGAAGAAAATCCTGGGATGAGGTTCTATGATTCAAGAAAATAGACAAATGCTGTCCGAACATCAACCGTTCCAAAGTCCAGCTACTAGCCAAATTGGCTATGACCCGACAAATGACGAAGAAAAAGCAATTAAGCTAGCAGACAAACTATTCTCTAAAGCTAAGAATGGTCGAAAAGCTTATGATGAGAAGTGGCTAGACTATTACCGAATGTTTCGCGGAAAACAGTGGAAAGATGCCAGACCAACGTACAGGCATAGCGAAGTAATTAATTTAATCTTTCGGGCCATTCAATCTGACGTTCCTATTTTAACTGACGTTTTGCCTAAGCCTGAATTTATTCCTCAAGAGCCAAATGATTTCATGTTGGCTCAGATTTTAAATGACGTTTTTAGCTATGATTGGATTTACAACAATTGGGCCTATAGCTTCACTGAAGTATTATTTGATGCCCATATTTATGGCACTGGCTTTGGTTCCGCAGGTTATGACGAGGACGCTTGCGGCGGTGTTGGGTCAGCGACGTTTGACTCAGAAGACCCATTCCATCAATTCCCGGATCCATTCGCTAGAAACATAAACCACAGAGAATCTAATTTCTATGTTGTAGCGAAGCCCATGCCTGTGGATAGAATCAAAAAGCTTTATCCTCATGTGGCTCAGTTCATCAAGCCAGACCTGATCGATATCTCTAGACGAGATAAACAGATGAGCGAGCAGATCAAGTATAAATCGCCCACTGACAATAGAATCATAATGGACGGATCTTCAGTTTATGATCTTGAGGCCAAAGACGAAGCGCTGTTAGTCACGGTTTACATTAAAGATGAGGAGACGGTTGAAGAAGAGCAAAAGAGTATTGATGAAATGGGGCAGGAAATGTCTCTTTTCGTTAAGCGCCTTAAGTACCCAACCGGAAGAAAGATAGTCACTTGTGGCGGTGTTTTGTGTGAAGACTCTCCAATGGACGAGTGGATGGAAAAGAAGTTTCCAATGATGCGTCTGACCAACTATATGCTTCCGCGTGAATTCTGGGGCATGAGTGAAATTGAGCAGCTCGAGTCTCCACAGAAGATCTTTAATAAAATGCTTTCGTTTTCTCTAGACGTGCTGACATACATGGGTAACCCAATTTGGGTTGTTGACCACACTTCAGAGGTGGACACGGACAATCTATTTAATCGGCCTGGTCAGATAGTTGAAAAAGCTCCGGGCTCAGAAGTTAGACGCGAGCCTGGTGTTCAGCTTCAGCCTTTCGTAATGCAATTAATCGACAGAATGAAAACTTGGTTTGATGATGTGTCGGGAAGCAATGACGTCAGTCGTGGCGTCCGTCCCGAAGGCGTAACCGCTGCGGCGGCTATTGAGGCTTTACAGGAAGCGGCTCAGACTAGACTTCGTCAAAAAGGAAAGTTTGTTGATGCGTTCATGCAAGAGTTTGGTCAGCACTACATGAACATAGTTTTCGCTAAGTACACGGCCCCAAGAGTTTACCGAATTACAGGTGAGCAGAATTCTGTTAATTACTTTAAGTTCCACGTAGAACAAAGAGTGAATGAAATTGGTGAAGAGCAGATGATGGCCCTAGTTAGACCTTACAACCAGGGTGCCGACGGCGCTTATTATGAGGGCGAGCAACAAGAGTACCTTTTTAACAAGAAGTTTGACATTAGAATAGCCACAGGCTCCGCGCTACCTTATGAGAAATCAAGACTTGAGCAACAAAGCTTAAATCTATTTGACCGTCAAATTATTGACCAAGAAGAAGTTCTTAAGAATATCCGATATCCTAACTATGAACTGGTTTTAAAGCGTATGGCTGAAAAGCAAGCTGCAGCAATGGCAGAGCAACAAGCCGCCGCTCAAGGATTGCCTCCAGAAATGGCAGCGCAAGCGGCTCCGCCTCCTATGGATGAGCAAGCCATGATGGAAGAGCAAATGCTAACAGAGGGAATGCCGATCTAGGCCCCTTTTCACACTGACTAATATTGACGACAATTAAAGCAACTTAAACCTTAAGGGGGTTTTTTATGATTTCGCATGATGAAATGAAAGCAATGAAAGAAAAGGCTGGCGAGAAGCCGGGTAAATCTCTAGTCGAGGTTGCGAGCGAAGCTAAAGCTTTACTTTCACAGTTGTCTGATGGGCTTGAAAAATCAGGCAAGGCTAGTGACGACGAAAAGGCTCAACTGGCTAAAATTCTAGAAAGCTATTCTGACTTGTTAGAAAACAAGCTCGGTCAAGAGCCATCAGAAGAGCCAGAAGAAGAAATGAAAGAAAACAAACTTGTCTCATCAATGGGCGGCGCTAAGGGCATCCCAATG